GCATAATCGTATTCATCGCTGATAGTTTTCTACTATATAAAATGATGGGATAGTTGAGGCTTCAAAAGTCTCGCTATCCCTGAAAATCCATAAACACTAAAGATATGTATAGATTTGTAGCAAACAGCATGTTCATCTTTGCGGTGGCTCTGCCTAGCGGACTGATCAAGAATGTGGAGTTTGAAGCCTGTGGGGTTGGCGTGTACAGTTACATGACTGACAACAAGCAGGTGGCTGAGGCTATCAGGAAGCATCCGTTGACACAGCAGGGGAGAATCATCGACAAAAGTGAGCCGGAAGAGCGGGTTGAAGAGGTGGTTAGAAAGTTGATGGATGTGGTGAAGAACCTAAATGTGCTTCATTTCGACAACATCACGAAGGCCAAGAACTATCTTGCAAAGGAGTTTAAGGTTGACATCAGGGGACTGAAATCGCCTGCCAGCGTAAAGGCTAAGGCGAAGGAACTGGGTGTTGACATTGATTTTTAACGACATTAAATATTTTGCGATATGGAAGCATTGATGAGTGACCTTGTGACGGCTATGCGCCTCGCCATTGATGAGGTGAAGCATGATGATCTGAATGACATCTTTGATGATGACTCGGATAATCAGATGATGCAGGCCATTGAGGCTGCTGCCCAGCAGATTCTGCTGCAGGCACCGATGGAGCTGCTGGAGCCACAGAGGGTGCAGGTTTCGCTGAATGCTCTGGGAGCACAGGACTATGATGCTATCCAGACGCAATATACTGATGGGCATGGTAGTCTGGTGATTCCTGATGACTGGCTGAGGCTTGTGGCGCTGAGGCTGAAAAGCTGGCCTACTACGCTTACTTCGCTGATGGAACCGGACAGCAGGGAGGCGCAGATGCAGGCGTGCCGGTGGACGAGGGGAACGCCTCAGAAGCCGAAGGGTATGATTACGGTGAGTCCTACAACCGGTAAGCGTGTGCTGATGTACTGGACTGCCGGTCGATACGAAGCAAACCATGCTGAGGAGACTGGCAAGGTGTATGACCATGCCGTGGAGCTGTTCACTTATATTCCTTTTCAGAAGGTGGAGGATGGCAAGCTGATCCTGCCATTGAGGGAGGAGGGAAAGAAGCTGATAGTATATCGCGCCATCTCCATCTTCCTGGTAAGCAAGAAGGAAGCGGAGCTGGCAGAAAAATTCAAACAATTATCTGAAATTTGATTAATATGGCTAATGATATAGACAAAACAAGTCCTCACTACAAGGGTGAGTTCGGCAGCATCTATGAGGTGAACCAGAAGTTCCCGAATGGTGGTGTGGCTGGCGACTATGTTGAGATAGATGGCTGGGCGCACTACTGGAATGCTGATCGGGGAACCTGGTGCGTGAACGCACAGAGGGATAGCTACTGGGATGAGCTGATAACTGGCATCATTGAGAAGTTTAAACTGTTTAAGGGAGCTACGTATATGGGCGTGGCAGGTCTTGATACTGTGCCAGCTAAGGCTATCGGTGCCAAGATGTATTATTTTGCAACCGTAGCTGGCACGTATAAGAACTTTGGGGGGCTTGTTGTTCCTCAGGGCATCAATGTGCTTTATTCTGAGGATGGCAGTAGATGGGTATGCTCTACTTTGCTGGAAGTGGCTCAGGAAGTAGGTGAGAGCGAATGGAAGGTTGTTAGCCAGAAATTGTTGAAGAAGACTCAGGATATTATCAATGCTGAGCTGGCAAAGAAGGCTAATGCTGAGGAGGTGAATAATTCCTTGAAGGAACTGCAGAATACAGTGTTTCCGCTACAGGTATCTTTGTCGCTCGATAAGACGTTGCTGGAGTTTACTGGGAATGATCAGACTGTTAAGGTTAGCTATTCCATTAAACGCAAGGATGCTTTGGTTATGCCTTCTTCTTTGGTCTTGTCTATTAATGGTATGGTGAAGGAGATTGACATTAAATCCAGTGATACCGTCAGTGTCGAGGTTCATAAGGAAGGTGAGTCAATGGTGGTTCTTACTGCCAAATACGATGAACTCGTTAAGTCTGCTACGGCTAAGGTGGTAATGGTGCTTCCAATCTATTTCGGGTTTGGAATATCTGAGGTTGACGTGGCGATAGCTGGCAATAAGCTAGGTCCTCGTACTTCGGCTGCTGGTGTATATGAAAAGACTTCAGCCAAGGATAGGGTTAACTTCATTATTCTTGTGCCTAAGACTTTGCCAAAGTTGTCTTCTTTCTCCATGGGTGGTGCTCCTTTTGTGATGATTACTACTTCTGTGGTGATCAATGGCAAGGACTACTATATGTATAAGAGTGGTGGCGTTTATATGAGCGGAACCACTGTGAGGGTACAAGCAAGTTAAACTAAATATAAATTTCGATTATGGCAGAAAAATTAAATCCGGCTATAGGTTATATTGGAAATGCGCTACGTAGTGTTGCGGAAGACCATGTTACTTCTTTTGCGGAAGATTCCTACGATGAGCATTTCCAAGAATACCAGGCTATTCTTAACAAGCTGAATGCCATCCAGGATGAAGAAGGCAATTTGGAGAAGACTCCATTCAAATACATCGTGAACGAAGAGTTTATCTTTGCTATGGTGGATGAGAATGATGTGTTTCTTGCAGGTATTCGGTGGGATGGTTCTGTTGAATGGAGCAAGGGTATTCCAGCACCAATTAGAACAAAGTTGCAGGAAATTGTCAGCCAGATTCAGTTGCAGATTACTAATTTGCAGGAAACTAAGGTTGATAAGGAAGAAGGCAAATCTCTCATTGAAGATGAAGTAAAGGAGTGTTTTAAGGTTATTGAAAATGAAGAGTTCCTTTGGGCTGTAGTTGATTCAGAGGATAGAGTTCTGTTTGGTATCTACAGAGCAACTGGCAAGCCTTATTATCCTCTCAATGAAATGTATCACGTCATTCAGAACGAGGAATACTTTGCTGCTTGGGTTACTGCCGACGATAAAATATTACTTGGTATCAGAAGAGATGGACAAATCATTGGTGAAATCCATGCTGTCAATGCCTTGAAGCAAGTTGTATCTAAGATACAAGAAAAGCTTGATACAATAGATTCTAATCTCAAAGAACTCCTTGATGTCTTATCTTTGCAGGAGAATCCTGAATATCTTGCAGTAGAGAAAGATGCAGATGGCAAGGTTCTTTCTGCTACTTACAATGATGGTAGTCATTATATCCACAATGCTAAGTCTGAGACTATCCCAGAAGAGTTTGAGCATATTGAAGACCCTGAGGGAAAAATGGAAATTACAACTGATGCAGATGATAGGATTCTTGCATATAGAGATTCTGAAGGTAAGAAGCATGAACATAGTATGGAAACCAAGAACCTTGAAGTATCAAATCTCAATCTTCAAGGTAATAGTGTAAACAATATCCGAGATGCACTAAAGGCTAATGGGTTTGATACAAAAGCACCTATTGACTGGAGTGACTATCTTTCAAATAATGGCAAATCTCCTCTGTATATTCCAGAGCCTAGATGTGCAAGAATTAATATCAGTGGAATAGATTCTATGCCTACATCAAAGACAACTAACGCAAAGGCTTACTTTGAAATGTGGGATATGCAAGGAAATTACTTCAAGAAAAAAGTGATAATAAATGCACAAGGTAACTCTACCATACTATATAAAAAGAAGTCGTTTGCTTGTGACTTCTTTGATTCAGATTGGAATGGTGATAGTTTTGCAGTTAAGTTTGGTGATTGGGTGGCACAAGATTCATTCCACTTTAAGGCACAATACACTGATTTCTTCAAAGGTATCAGTATTGTTGCGTATAAGCTAGTTCAAGAAGTATGGGCATCAAGAAGTCCTATATATTCAAATCCTTGGAAGAAAGCGTTACTTGGCAATATAAACATAACATCAGGCTCATACAATGCCGAAATTATCAATGATTTGTCTTTGCAGAAAGATACTGGCGCAAAATGTATTCCTGATGCTTTTCCTTGCATTGTATATCTCAATGGTGAGTTTTATGGGGTGTTCAACTGGGCACTTAAAAAGCACAGAGATAATTATCACATGAATAAGTCTCTGAGTACAAATATCCATTTGGATGGTGGTCGTGGTCCGATGTTAAGCCCTTTGGATTGGACTTCTTTTGAGGTTAGAAATCCTAAAGGATTACTGACTAATATTGCAACTGAAAAAGGATTTGAATCTTATGATGGTGATAAGCCGAAGGAATTGTTAGGTTCAGATACAGAAGGATATAACCCTTCTGACAAGAAGCATGTTCTATCAAACAAAGTCAAGCAGTCTATCTTGACTTTCAACTCAATGGCTAGAGAACTCAATGCCAAGACAAATGAGAATGGTGGTGAAGAGTTCTTGAATAAGCATTATGACTTGGAAAATCTTATTGATTTCTATGTATTACAATATGTTCTTGCAGATGAAGACATCGCCTACAACTGGCAATGGATAACATACGATGGTGTAAAGTGGTTCATTTGTGATTATGACAAAGACAGAACTTTCGGGCAGATTTATAACTGCCCTGGTGTGAGAAGTGCAGAGGTCATGCTAAATGCGGCAGATTCGTCTAATACAAATTATCCTTTTAAGTACTTGGTACAGTATCATAAGGAAGAAATAAAAGCAAGATATAATGAGTTGAAATTATTGGGCATATTTACTCCAGAACATGTTATATCACTTGTCAAGAACTGGTGCAATAGATTTCCAATAGAAGCTATAAAACTTGAATACAAGAAATGGACAGAGTCTCCTTCTAATAGGGATGACAATGTGGATAGAGAGCATTGGAAAATCAAAGGAAGCTCATATGAATATCTGGCAGATAATACTTACGACAATGAGAAAACTTATGCTGTTGGCGAAACTTGCGCCTATGGCAAATCTCGTCATGTGATTTTTGAATGTATAAAGGAATCAACTGGAAATCCTCCAGTAACAAAGTTCTATGATAACATTCCTTACGATTTAGGTTATCATGATTCTATCTGGAGAGTTACCAAGTACATTCAGGACAGATTCACTTATATAGAAAGTAAAATTAATAAACTTTAAAATAATATATTATGGTAAAATGTTTAGTTACAAAACTCAATGGAAGTGTTGATAACATCGAACTTCTTAGACTCGGCGAAATGAGAATTAAAGTAGAAAGTGTAGAATCTCCTACAAAAGATACACAAGGGTTTGGAGTATCTTTTATTGAGCCTACAACAGTAGAAATTGTTGGTGATGGTTACTTTACAGACAATACTCTTACAGAAAACAAAGGTAAGAGTATTGTTGTTTCAAGTTTGCAAGGTGTTATTGTTAGCCAAGCAACTACTGTAGCAATCAGAAACAAATATAAACTGCTCAATCTTAACGTATTTATTCCGTCAGGCAATCCATACGGTAAAAACAAAGTTTTAAATATTGAGGATTTAAAATATTCTACTCCTTTGACTTATTTAAACTTGTCAACAGTGCAAGCTAGTGGTGACATTGCCAACTTGAAGAATTTGACAAATTTGACTGTCTTGAATATCGCTGTCAGTAATGTTAGTGGTGATATAGCCAACTTGAAGAATTTGACAAATTTGACTGTCTTGAATATCGCTGTCACTAATGTTAGTGGTGATATAGCCAACTTGAAGAATTTGACAAATTTGACTAATTTGTCATTAGACGATACCAAAGTAGCTGGTGACATTGCCAACTTGAAGAATTTGACAAATTTGACAGAAATTAGATGTTCTAAAACACAAATTAGTGGTGATATAGCCAACTTGAAGAATTTGACAAATTTGACTAATTTAAACTTGTCAAACACACAAGTACCTCTGACAGGAGACATAGGTCAATTAAATACTCTATCAAATTGTACTAAGATGGTTTTACAGTATAGCAAACTGACTGGTGACCTTGCAACGATTCCTTCTAATTGTATATTTATTTCATTTATGAGTGATAAAGGTTCGGTATTCACATGGAGCACTCGCCCATCTACTGCTAAAATTATTGCAATCGAAGGATCAGCAAGCCTTACCAACATTGACAAGATGCTACAAGACCAAGCACAATGCCAGGTTGGTTTCTCATCAAGTGATCAAGCATGGTACAAAACTATCTCGGTTGCAGGAAACCGCACTTCCGCATCCGATGATGCAGTAGAAGCCTTGCAGCAGAAGGGATATACAATCAGTATTGCAAAGGCATAAGTTTAACATTAAAGTAAAGAAAGGAAACACGATATGAATAAGTTAACAAAGAAGTATAAGGTAGTACATGAGGGAACCAAGATGGTGTTCCCTCTCACAGAGGAAGGTGACAATGCTGAGGTGTTCCCATCAGTGAATGCCACCGCGGTAGAGTTTGACACATACCCAGAAGCCAAGACTTACGTAGATAAGCATAACTTGGTGTATGAGGAGCCAAAGTATGGAGAGTAATATTCCAAGTCGCGACTTTGTAAATTAAAGAATAAGACAATATGAAGAAGAAACCATTACATGAAGCATTGGCTGTGCTTCTTACTAAATTATCATCGGCAAGGGACAATCCCTTGCTGATGGATAACTACGTGGTGAAAGCCTTACGCACGGTTCTTTTGGATTTCAAGGAATCTGGCGAGCTTTATGCCGCCTACAAGGAGCAAATACATTCCACCATGGAAAGTGATAATCCTTGGATAGGTATGTTGATGAAATCGATTGGCGGTGATGCCTCCATCAAAGAGAGTATGACCGATGAAGTAATCGAAGGGATGGTAAACTCTATGTTAGGAGAATAGGCTATGATCTTGGATATTATGTAATTAAGGTGTAACTCTAGGAAGGGCTACACCTTTTTTATATGTGATTAATTGGTGGTTATTGCTTTCAAATTGTTACTTTAGCAAAGTTTAACTATAAAATATTGCGCAAAATGAACTGAATTGTGCAAAAAGTTGTAATTTTGTGGCAAATTCTTTCTTTTAAGAACTATAATTGCATCAACAACTGACAAAAAGGGAGGTTATATGACACTAGAACAAGAAGCCGAAGTCCAACGGTTGATAAAGGACATTGATGTGACGGAGATGATGGATATGCTTAAGAAGCATGGTAATCGGTATAGCAGGAGAATATTAAAGTTCTTCCGCTGGTTCTGCAAGTATGTGCCTATCATTATTATGTTCTTCCACGCATACGGCATTTGGGAGTTCTCTCAGCATCCCCGTGAGATGTTTATCCCCTATAATGAAAATATGCCTTGCTATATCTTTATTTATTTCATGGTTTACGTCCTGCCGATGGTGACGATACTGGCAAGTAGATTTTTCTTCTTGTGCCAGTGGTATCGCATTCCATTTATATACTTCTTAGGTATCAATGCGGCTCATATTGTAGAGTGGAATTGGTACACAACTAAAGATATGGTGGATTCCTGCTTTACGGTCATGGCCGTGACAGCTATATTCTATTTGTATAGCTTTGCTAAAATGTTTGTTAATGAAACGAAGATGGGCAGAAAGATTTGCTCCTGATAGAGAATGCTGGAGATAATCGGAGAATAACAGAGATTTTTAGGAATAATATTGAAAAAGAAGACTTATGAAGAAGGTACTGAATTATGATACCCTGGGATGGGCATTGAAATCATTGAGCGATGCTTGCTTTAAGGCAGCAGAACAGCAGAAGAATGGGGAGAAGGTTACGGCTTGCGGTATGAGCGATGACGATCTGGACAATCTTTGTGAACAGATTCCGTTCATGCTGAATCCTTATATGACTGCAGGTCAGGTAAAGAAGGAGGCTCATATCAGCGAATCTACTCTAAGAAGGGCCATTGCAGATGGGGAGCTGGAGAGTGTGGGGAACGCTGGGGACCATAGCCATTTCTTCAAGAAATGGGACGTTAAGGAGTTTATCAAGAAAAGATTGAAACGAAACAAGTAGAAAAAGAGAGAGGCGAGAGATTGCTTCTCTCTTTTTTATGCTCTAAAACATACAATTTTTGCCTTAAATTATATACAATTATATACAATATTCTTGCGAAAATATATATACGATGGTTTTGATATGGGTCTATATCATGTTAAAGCGTTGATAATCAGTTGATAAAAGAAATTTTGATAGAGTTATTAAAGAACTTGCCAGTTCCTCGTATCTTTGCAGGCGTAATCGATTACATGTGAGTATAAACAGAATGTACAACTTTTATTTCTTTAGGAATTATGGCAGAAGAAGTAATTAAGACTACCTCTTGTTGCAACGATGCAATGATGGGTGGTTTGCTTGGAGCGATGGCAAATCGTGACAACAACAATCCTTTGGCAATGGCAGCAATGCTGCGAGACCGTGACGATGCCGACATGTGGAACAATCCATTTGCCTACATGATGATGATGGGCGTGATGAAGTGGATGTATGGCGACAACTGGAACAACCGTGACAATGCAGGAGATGTGCAGCGTGCAGAGATTCAGAGCCAAATCGAGAGTTTGCGTAATCAGATGGCAGACAACCAGAACAGCAACTTGCTGATGGGTGCCATCCAGGGTAACGGCAACGACCTTAAGATGTTGGCAAGCAATCTGAACTGTGACTTCAACGCCTTGCAGAACTCTATCTGTGGCATCCAGGCTGGTATCCAGCAGCTTGGTGGTCAGGTAGGATTCTCGGCAGAGCGAGTGATCAACGCCATTTCGCAGGGTAACTTGCAGATGACAATAGCGTTGAAGGATTGCTGCTGCCAGACCCAGCAGAACATTATCCGTATGGGTTATGAGAACCAGATGGGCCAGAAGAACATCATTAACCAGATGCAGCAGGGCTTTAGCTATACCAACACTGGTATAGAAAGAGCTGCTTCGAACCTCGGTTTCCGGATGCAGCAAGACAAGTGTGACATCATCCGTGCAGGTGAGAACAACACCCAGCGTATCATCGATACCTTGACAGGCCATTGGAGCCAGGAGCAAGCCAACGAGAATCAGGACTTGAAGTTTAAGAACTCTCAGTTGCAGCAGAACATCTACTTAGCCAATCTGATGAATGGCGGTTGCGGATGTGGCGCAGGTGTTGCAGGTGGCTATCAGTAAAAAAAAGTAAAGAATGAAACAGAAGCGTAGTGGTATGAACAAGATTTCTCCAGTGGGCTTGGCTACTACAGCATTGGTAGCCAACCAAGTTTCAGTTTTAGCTACTTACAATGAGAAGCTTTGCAGACCTTATTGCGTGAATGGCAGCGTGCAGCCACAGGCAAGCATAACCTACAGTTATGAGCAGCCTATCCTGAATGGCACAACGGTGTTTGTGCCTATCGTGGCAACTATCTCCATTATTTCGCCTGTAATAGGCAACAGAAACGTGATGAGAGCGCAGCCTTTGATTTACACGGAAAGATGGGTAGCAGCTTTCCAGGGGCAGACAGCACTGCCAACGGCTGTAACTATCGCCAGTGTGGGCAGAACGCAAAAGGCTAACGATGTGGTATGCGGAAAGGCTAGAGGCCTGAGCATATTTGACAGTCTGACCGTAGCATTGACTACAGCTTAGTATCATTATAGAGGGAAATGGTGGATGGTGTGTAAGCCATCGTTTCCCTCGCATTTTCCATTTAAAACGATACGATTATGATATTTAAAGATTTAAAGGCAGGTTTCCCGGTTTTTTTGTTTGACCGGGCAACGAGAAAATTCAAGCAGGGTAAAGTGATGAATGCTCCAAGCCCTGATATTAGTGGTAGCAAGCCCAACATGATGCCCCAGATGCCTGGTATGCCAAACTTTGGCACCATGAACGTGAAGGTGAATATTCAGACGGAAGACGGAAAGCAGTCAACCTATTCGGTAGTTGATACTGAGCAAACAGCATACAGCGACACCCTTGTAATATCCTGTAGCAAGGAGAGTATCATCAACGAGGTGAACGCATTGAAGAACCAAGCCAACGACATCATCAATAAGATGCCGGACTTCGAGCAGACCGTAAAGGACTGTGATCAACTTCTCTCAGAACTGGACACTTCGTTTCGTGACCAGCAGAGAACTAACCAGCGACTCGACAAGATGGAAAATAAGCTGGATGAGATTTTCAAATTCGTTAAATCACAAAAACAAGAATAATATGAACCTAGTAGAACTTATCACAAAATATCAGAGTGATTCCACACCGGAACAGATGGTGCAGGTAACCAAGATCATCGGCAAGTTTGTGGCGATGCATGCCGAGGAAGAAGATCTCCTGAAACTGTATAAGGAGATTTATGGGGTAGTGGGTAACGGCCACTTCAACGACTTCTTTGCTGAGGCTCAGATCAAGAAATTGGTGTTTGAGGACCACAATGATGTAGAGCATCGTGCTCCTTACTATACCGCAGCCAAGACTCAGGAGATCTATGAGACGGTGAAGGACGAGATTCGACCATACAACCAATGGGATTTTGCCGTGGTGCTGAATATGATCTACTCGGACAACTATAATCTGATGAAGAAATGGTTCCCGGAGGACAGCGAGGAGCAGATGATGGATCGGATGGTGGATCTTGCCGTGAACTGGCTGAGGGATGATGATAACCCTTATGGGAAGTGTAAGGCGTGGGGGTACTTCAATCACTAATGTTTACTTTGTGGGAAATTCCATAATACCTAAGATATATAAAAGAAAACTATCAGAAGAAGAGAATGCAGGCTATATTTGGGGCTTGTATTCTCTTTTTTCGTTCAGATTCCGCTATTTATCAATATGGTTTGTGGAGGATGGGTTAAATTTGCAGTGTCTTCATAATGTTGTGGGGCGCTAAACGAATTAAACATGAATGATATTAGAGGTTATGTTGTGATGGCAGTGGGGGCGGTGCTTGCTATGCTCAGCCCGATTATGGATTTTATCTATGCTATGTTGCTCTTGCTTGGGCTGAACTTTTTGTTCGGGCTTGTGGCGGCAAGGTTTAATGGTGAGAAATGGGACTGGAAGAAGGCTGGCATGTGCTTTGTGATGGCGGCAATCTTCTTTGTGATCGTGGTGAGTATCTTTATACTGGGCCGATGGCTGCACTGTGAGCACAAATCGGTGAGTGCGGTGCAATATGTCTGTTGGGCTACTACCTATTTCTTCGGGACGAATATCTTGAAGAACTGGAGGAGCATCTTGAAGAAGGGAACTACCTGGTATAAACTGGTGGATTTCCTGTACTACATTCTTTCGGCAAAGTTTATTGAAGACTTGCCTTATTTCAAAAGTTATCAGGAATATAAAAACAAACAGAATGATGAAAATGGAGCAAATAACTAAGGAACAGATTCTGAAAATCATGCCGAATGCCAGAAAGAGGGTGGATAAGTATCTGCCTTACTTCAACGAGCTGGCTGAGAAGTATCACATTGATACGAAGTTGAGGTGGGCGCATTTTCTCGCCCAGATTGCGCATGAGAGTGGTGAACTGATTTATACCCATGAGCTTGGGAAGGACTCTTATTTCTTGAAGTATGAGAAGGGAGAACTTGGCAAGATGCTGGGTAATACGCATAAGGGTGATGGTGCCAAGTATAAGGGCAGGGGATTCATTCAGTTGACCGGGCGAAGCAACTACTCGAAATTTCAGTCTTACAGCATGCAGCCGGTATTGGAGAAGCCGGAACTGCTGGAGGAGCCGGAGCTTTGCGTGGATGTAACGATGTGGTACTGGGAGACGCATGGGCTGAATGAGCTGGCTGATGCGGATAAGGTGTTGAGTATTACGAAGAAGATTAACGGAGGCACGAATGGGCTGGCGAGCAGAAAGATGTATCTTGCCAGGGCTATGAAGGCCTTATAAAACGGAATGGCGTATGAAAACAAGACATTGGATATTGTATCTGTTTGTATGGATTGCGTTCTTCCTGACGCTGTTTCTGACGAGCTGCAGGACGAAGACCGTGACGCAGGACCATTTTATTAAGGACACCAGCGTGAGCAAGGGATTGGATCTGACTTGGCAGGAGCGGTTTGTGGCTGCCTTTGAGCAGATGGCGCAAGTGAGGGTGCAGGAGAAGGAGAGTAGCTATAGGGAAACAACGCATACCAAGGACAGTACTTCGACCATGGTGGATGCTGCTGGGAAGCCTATCAAGACGGAGAGTTGGCATGAGGTGATTTCCAACAAGGAGTCGAGGGAGGTGACGAGGCTGCAGGATTCGCTCTATGTGGTGAATAAAATGGTGGATAGGCAGCAATCTCTTATCCTGCAGAAGGATTCACTTATCCGGTTGAAGCAGGACTCTATACAGGTGCTGAGCAGGGAGTTGACGAAGAATGAGCAAAGGCTTGTATCGCTAAACAAGTTTTCGACAGGTGTAGTTAAAGCTCTAATTGCTATCATTCTCGGACTTTTTATCTGGTTATGGCATAGAAAGAAAGGATAAAACAATGAAGACAATTACGATAAATATTATCAAGAAAAGCGTGATGGGAGTGGTGGAAGGTCTTACTGCTACCATCGCACAGCATAACCCGGAGGTGGATTTTCAGGCTATCTGGGCTAGCGATAGCGAGGAGGGTAAGCTGGATATTCACTACAGGGAGGCAGTGAATGACCTGGAAAACGAACTGACGAAATGGCTGGCAGCAACCAGTACTCAGTTTGATTTGCAGGCATTGGCAGGGAACCTGATGCTACAATTGAAGGTTCAGGACTTCTGGCCACCTAAGTTGAGCGGTCTGTTGAGCAATCAGATTCAGAACTATCTTGTGCATGCCGTTATGGCAGGGTGGCTGGGTGATTTCCCGGATATAAAGACTGCTGACTATGCCGGTATGGGAGCAAGTGATCTTGGTGCCATCAAGGAGCTGCTGCTGAAAAGGGAATTTCTTTTTGAGGAGATTGCCCGGCATGAGGATTCTGTTGACAAGGATGGAGTTGGCAGTGCGGTGGTTGCTAACAGGGCTACTGATACGGAGAATAAGGTGGCGGATGGAAACCTGGTTCCGGGAGACAGGGCTTCTGATGATACTCAGATGGCAGTAAACGAGGTGCAGACGGCTGTACGCAAGGAAGATGCTGAGGAGAAGGAAGGCATCGGGGTGGCTGAGGCTGGTTCCAGACGCGAGGATAATGCCAGACAGCATTTCTGCCATGAGAGAGTGGATTGGAGCGGTGGCAGACCTCCTTTTGAATTGAGATAATGTTTCATTTATAAATTGTTGAAGATATGGATATTAAGAAAATTTCGCTAGACTTTGATATGGGGCAGGTCTGCAATGATGTGCTCGTAAAATGTTTTGTGATCAGCCAGAGTCTGATGGATGAGGCTCAGCAGGAGATTAAGGCATCTATCCAAAGTCCTGATGCGCCTGAAACACGGAGTATCATCAACCGTGCCGTGACGGAGGCCATCGGTAATTTGAAGGTGGCTGCACAGAGATACCTGACTACTGGTAGAACTGAGGACAACAACAGCCTGGAGCGACTTGTAGCCGGAATCAAGGAGTATAGCTATGCCGATAATGGGGATGGTACTTGGACGGAGATTGTTACCATTACCAAGGATGGCAATCAGAATGATGAAACTCGTATTGTTTATGAGAGGGGCAAGGAGAGGGCTGATCTGGAATATGAGAAGGTGAACTTCCTGCTGGAGATTCCGAACTGGAACATCGCTATGACTGATCCGCTGAAGAATCATATGCATAAGTATATCGTGGACTATGTGATGGGGCAGTTTTTGGCTGACCAGTATGGGGATAAGGCTGCTGAATATGAAAAGAAGGCTAGTGCTGATTATAAAAACGTGATGACTGACCTGACCAGCAGGGATAACTATACTAAGAGAAAGCCTAGCTGGACTTAGGAAGGGGATTCTCTTCTATCTCTTCTTTCTTGGGATTCTTTTTCTTTTAGGTGTTTATGGATGAGCCTTCGCTGGACAGGGGTGGACCCTGGAGGCGAAGGCTCTATTCTTATGAGGGGATGGATGGGGGGACTGGCGATTAGAACTTGCCGAAGCGACGGATGACCTCCAGGCGAGTGGCGAAGTACTGGGACATGGTTTTCATTTTCAAGTAGAGGGCTATGCGGAAATAGCGGTAGCTCTTGCTGACCATGTAGCTGGACTTCATTCCTCCACAACGACCTAGATAATGCCAATTCTGATTGTCGTGGCTGCCGTAGAGCCACATAATTGGAACGGAATCGGTGGTGAGGGAGTGGAGATAGCCGGTAATGCTGTCGGGGACTCCATCTTCATCGAACTTCAAGGTGCGGGTGACGATGATGCCGTGGTACTGGGTATCATCGCTGTAATCATAGCCCTTATCGAGGCAGATGACACTACCATCACGGAACTGGATGTAGGGGTGAGGGTAGGAGTTGAGGGCCGTGAGTACGTTCTTGATGAGCAATGTGCTCCATGCCTGATCCCGGATGGAATAGCAGAGGGCTACGGTATCTGCTGAGGCAGACTTTGCCCTATTGCTGACATCTAGGCAGAAGATGCGCGAGTTCTTGTAGTCGTAGATGACCTGACAACGCTGGAAGAAGTCGATAGGTGACTCTGAGAAGTCTATGAGCTGGCGCATCTGGGATTTGATGAGCTTTGTTTCTTCGGAATCACTGCTAGCATCCAGGAAGTAGTTGAAGAACTTGCCCATGTGACTGACGATATTGAAGAAGGGACCATCAAGCACATCGGACATGGAAGCAATCTGCGATTCGGCTACCCTGTTGGCAGAACGATTTGTGACGAAGAAGACGGACTGATCGAGCTGCGTGATAGATAGCGGATTGGAGCAGACATCACGGCTGATAGGATGTATGCTGCTGTATGTGCCCTGTGCAGATACGTCCATCGCCCAGATACCATCGGTAGAGAACGCCATGAGAGGGTATTGGCCGAACTGACCCTGCGAGAGGGCGCGAGTGGTGGCTGCTATGCCCTGGATGGTTCCGATACCTACCGTATTGATGGCATTGACCGGGAAATAGAAGGCGTTATCTGCCTCGGAGGTGTAAAGCTTGCTATTCAGCTCTACCATCGTATCTTCTGTATATGCGAATGAGGAGACGAGGAACTCCTCAGCTGATATTAAGAAATCTCCCATGTGCATAGATCCATTTAATTCGGAGCATGGTGTAAGGGGGAAGGAGAAGATGACTTCTTCATGTGTCTCCAGCCTTAATGCGAATATTACCATCTTTATGGCTCTGGTATCTGGGTAGAACTTAACCAAATTGGCAAGCATATAGGCATCTACATTCTTATCGCTTTCGCTACATGTGGCTTCTACGTATTTGGTTCCTGACGATGTGTTGAGCACGGTGACTATTTTGTGGAAAAGATAATGATAGGTAACTCCTGCCTCTTTCTTCAATATGGAGGCATTAGGGAACATGACTCTACGATTGAAGCCTGAGAATAGCTGTTCGTGGATTCCATAAAGATTGAGACGATGGTTATAAACATAGCTGCCTGATGCAAAGAGGCTGTTGTGTGACTTGTAATCATCTTTCATTTGTTCCTGCAAGGAGATTTCGTAGATAGATTGCTTATCTACTGGTAGTACTTTGCTGGAGCAGCTTTTTAAATCTTCAACATTCATGGAACATGCCTTGTAGAAAGTTGATGTATTTGATAATTTATTTTTGTACACATCATAGGAAATGGTTGGGAACTTAACTCGTACATATCCCACCATGTCCTCTGTATTGAAGTACGTGTATTGATCAACTCTACCATTTACACCTAGTCCATAGTTTGGGCTATATATTGCGAGTGAGGTGATTTTCTGGGATGTATCTACATTTGTGACCGGTGGCGTGATGAAAATATCTACGGACTTGATAACATCTTTCCACTTTTTCAGCTCATCTATATCTCCCTGCAAGCTATATAGAAGAGAAACGTTACGAGGATAATAGTAGAATGCTACCTTATTGATATTTATATCAAATTCCTGATATTCTCCATCCAGACGTGCAAACTTGACTACATCTTTGATGTTTATCTTGCCCTTGAAAGTATCTCCCACGACATCAGAAGTATTGAATGTGAGATTTGCGCTTCCTACTGCATAGGAGTTGGGAACCTGAACAGGTATGAAGACCGGTGAGGAGTGCATAATCATAGAGTTATCGAACATGCGATAGCAATAACGTACAAAGAAATTGGCATAGAAACGGCCATTCCTGGCGATTGTGTTGTTGGTACGATTGACGAGCGCATAGATACTCTGGGTAATATCGGACTGCTTTTCTTCTTTGATGCTGGCACAGATTTCTCCCAAGCTGAAACTATCGTTGGCTACAACGCTGAATGCTTCTGCACAGGAGAGGCTGGTCTGCTGGAAACTATCTCTGAATCCATTGTTGCTACTTTTGCTGTCAATTCCTCCTAGATCGTAGTTCTCAGTATGATTTTCGGTGTCGATAGCAAAACCTAGTTCGAGGAATGGGGGCTTCTGTCCTAGATACAGATAGGAACCGTTGTCTGTATCTAAGTGGAAGATAGCATAATGAATGCCATCGGAGGCACAGATGACAAGAGTGTTGCCGACAGAATTGATGGATCTGATAGATACATCTGCATTAAAGGTATGTAGGATATTCATATAGGTGCCATCTTTATCGAACCAATGTAGGGATGCGGTGTTGGTATCGGACTGGATAGCGATAAAGTGCTTGTAATTGCCAGTTTCGTGTATATAAAGAAGCTTGGCGATACTTTTTGTGTTACCTACGAGCAATGCTTTTGGAATAAGTGTACCAGCGATGATGGCAGGGCGCAGTGCGCCATCATGCAGCTCCAGATTGCCGCAAAGTGATAGCGCACCGTTTTCTACAGCCATTTCGTCTGGTGTAAGGCTGAGGCCTTTGTAACGAATTGATTGTTGCATAAACTTAGAATTTATATTTTACTTTGAATTATTTATCTACAATGGGCGAAATCTGCCCTGTTGATGACCGTAAGAGCCTGATACTCGACACTATTAATACTGATGGCCTGGCTCTGATCAGACACGATAAGATCTATCTCTGTGGCATTGGTGGGAATGCCGCTGGTGAAGATGAACAGGTGCCTGACCGTATTGACGCTGCATCCATGTAGCTGGCCTTTTCTGCCGGAGAGCAGGATGGAGTCGGGGAGATCGGCCTTGATGATGTATATCTGGCCATCCATGAAGCCGAAGCTGATCTTATCGCCCCGCGATAGCCCCAGAAGCTTGCAGGGCTGTGTGCGGAGAGTGATACGGCCGTTACGGTTGATGGTGAGTCCACGCTTCTTACAGCGTGGACGATTGAGGATGATGAGTTCATGTTCTGTCTGCATAGTCTTTTGGTTTATGGAGCCAGAAACGGAAGTAGTCGTTTTCGGCATCCTGATTGCGTACCTTAACATATTCGCGCGTGACATAGAAGTGCTGCTTCTGTACGGTAGGGTTCAGCTGGTAGTCGTAGAGCATAGCAGCTGGCTCTATGCGGCCATCGAAGCTAATCTCATACCAGTAGCGATGGAGAAAGAACCATTTGCGCCTACGGACTTCCTGAATGGTGGTGTAGTTGCTCTTATCCACCCGGCATGGAACGATGCTCCAGGAGCCATCCTGCCAAGTCTCCCGGGTCAGTATGGTTTCTCCCTTCTCGTCTTTTACTTCTTCGGTACTGTATGACTGCTGAATCTTGACGATGAGGCATACATCATTGACGAACACCTTAGCCATCTTGCGGTGGCAGAGCATGACGTATCTGCCTTTCCGGTCTCTGAGGAGGTCACGCTTCTTTCCGGGTCTGTTGATTACGCATACGGTAGAGAGATACTTTCTGCGGATCATGGTAAGGATCCTGGGGAGATTGGCCTTGGCGTGCATGCGGTCGATGACCTTCTGGACCTTATCAAAGTTCTTCTCGGCTTCCGTCTGCTTGATGGTAACGGCCTTCTGTTCACGTATCTCCTTGACCTTTTCGCGTACCTGCTTGGTAGTCGGTACTTCGAGAACGTGACCGGTCTTCTTGTCGAGTCTGAGGTTTGACTTCTTTTTCATACTGATATAGTTTAGATATTACCTGTATTCTTGATGATGATTTCCAGGCTATAATCATCACAAATATCCTTGCCGTTAGCCATACGGTGATTGAAGGTGCAAGGGATTCCCTTCTTGTAGAGAGGGCACTGGAAGCAGTGCTCTGGGATTTCGCCCAACTCGGTGACGTGGGTTTCATCGCTTTTCTTCTTGCGACATGTGAACTGTACTACGTAGCCGAAGTGGTCGTATAACTGGCCAGGCATAACCGGTGTGACTTCTCGGAGCGATGGAAGCTTGTAGCCCATGCGCTTGATAAGCCAGAGGCGAAGGCATAAGAGGATTTGCTTAAAAAACTTTTTCATACTGCTAAATATTTACTTCTAAATTGATGTTGCGAAATTATGCTTTTTAGATGTAACAGGAGTGATAAGTTGCGCAACTTGGTTCTGTAACGACCAAATTGCGCAAGATAGCTGTTTACTTTTCTGTTTACTTTTCTGATTCCTCGTCAGATTTCTGGTCAGGTTCCTGGTCAGAATCCTCCTTCTTTACAGGAACCTTATGCACGAAATGCTCGAAGACATCCATGATCTTGGTCTCGCTGAGGCTCTTCACCTCATAATCGATCATGGTTTTGCCCATCACCTCATCAACATAGCGTCTGGCACGCTCGATAGATTTTGCCTGAACGAGGTAGTTATAGTAGGAACGCTTCTCCTTGTTGGTCTTTTCATCAATGGTGATGAAGGCGAGGCGAGCCTTGAACCAGAGATCATCATCATCAACGTCTGAGAAGAAGATCTCTCCATAATTTGCCCGGTTGATGTTGGCAACTTTCAGTTCTCCTGAAACATAAGGCGCCATCTCCTCGATGATGCTTGCCTCTGCCTCGGTGAAGGATAGGGCATCTACGGTGTAGAGTTCGGTGACGGTCTTCTCGGAGCCATCTTCCATGGTCTTCTCATAGCGCACCTTGCACTCGAACCATGTTGAGGTGCGTGAACGGAGTGAGTTTGTTTGTTTCTTGTCTGTCATAATCTTAAATCTTTAATTTGTTATACATTATTTAATAGATAGCGCTGAGGCTATTGCTTGTCTTCTATGGGCGGCATTCCCTTGGGTGGAAGGTATTTCTTAGCCTGATAATACATCACACCGCCCTGGCATCTGCGTAGATAGTCGTTATATTCTATCTTTGCCAGATTTTCATCTTGTGAGGAAAATACGGAATGAGCCATTGCACGTGGGTATCTCTCCATAATGTGGTACTCGATGATGTAGCCCTGCTTGATGTACTGAGCATCCTGCCATTTGGTGAGTAGGGAATCAATCTTTCTCTCTGACTTCTTGATGGCATTGTAGAGGTCATAGATCTTCTGTTGATCAGCCCCCGGTATTTTCTTAAGCTGGAAGTACTGCCGGGAGCTGGCGCGAAGTTGAGCTACCTCCAGGAAGAAGCTGCCATTGTCATCCTCCGGCACATCATTTCCGTCAGCATGGAGTATGATTTCATCTACTCTCTTCTCCAGTTCGATGGATTTTTTGAGCAGGTCTTTATCGCGAGATTTCCAAAACTCTCGCTGGTTGGTTCGCATTTCTGCTACAAGTTTGTGGAATGCTATTGCTTTTTCTTCGCTCATATTACTTGATACCTAATGTTTGCTTGATTTTTCTGATACGTTCTTCCTCCTGAGGGAGAAGATTGCCATTCTCATCCACCTGACATAGCTGTTTGAGATTGTTGCTTCCTTTGGACAAACGTACCCATTTGTGGCGGCCATCCTGCTCTAGCAGACGGTTGCGATGCTGTGCCTCACGGAGGAGGCGCTGCTGGTGCTCTTCGTGGGAGACCTTGGAGACTTCATTTTGTACTCTGTTCATAATGCTACTTGTCTTCTGATTCTGAGTTCAATATCTCAAGGCGAGCTTTCAGGGCATCGAAGTAGAGGTTCATGCCGTGATATTGGGACAGCAGTAATGCACCCTGTTCTGGTCCGATTTTCTTGGCAATATTTGCAAAGCCATTATCCTGGATAAACTTATGGAGTTTCAGTAAGCGTATTCTCAACTCTTTGAACTCGATTTCCAGGCGGTCCTTGAAGTCTTCTGCAATCTGGTATGACTTCTCGAACACATCCTTTGGGGACCAGGAATCGTATGTGCTGCCATCCGGGTTGGTGTACTGGACGTGATAGCCTGGATCATTCAGGCATCCTTCTGACAGTCTAGCCCATCCTTTGGCTACTGCGGCAGATTTTACCATGGGTTCTGCCTTTACCGTTTTGGTACCAATGTACTGCTTTAAAGTTGTTTCTTCCATAATTTTTATATTTTATGATGTTATTATATTCTAATACTAATCTCTTGGAAATGATACTGTTTCATGTACCACCTCGCTTTCTTTGTTAGAGGAATGAATGCCGGACGACTCTCGTCTTTCCGAGCTGCCAGATTAAAAATTATTAAGTGAAAACATTGAGCGCAAAGATACAGTCTCAAATGTGTTAAACTTTATGTTATTGCCGTTTGCGGCATTCATTCGCTGATTATACACTTGCTCTAGAGGGCGCATTGCTGCGCCTGCTCATTGAGCTGTATCACTTTCTTATAATGGGCTGCAGTGACAGGATCCTTGAAGATGTGGGCCAGCTTCTCTGTGTCGAAGTTTTTGGCTGGCTTCTGTCTTTTGGGACGCTTGGCAGCTATGCCAAGTATCTGGTTCTGCAGGCTCTTTTCCCGGTATGCCTTAAACTTATCGGGATGGGCTTTTCTCCATTCCTTTTGGTAGGCAAGTATCTTTTCCTTATTCTTCTGGTAATAGGTGTTCTGATACTGCCTTCTTTTCTCCGGATACCGTTTCTGGTACTCCCTCCACTTTTCGGGGTGCTTGGAATACCACTCCTTGCTATACGCTTTCATCTTCTCTTTATGTTTGAGATAATAGGCGTGGCGAGTGGCACGGATCTTTTCTGTTCTTTCTTCCAGGGTCATATTGCTTTTACAATCATATTATGCTTTTCCTTTATAATCTATACCTTTCTTTTTGAGAAACTCTTTGGCTGCATCAAAGCTGTCAAACTTCATTGGGCGAGTGAAACGATCATTCAGGTATCTGTATCTCTGCCACCAATGATTTTTGTACTTGATGAAGTACTTTACTTCATCCGTGAAACCCGGAAGTCTCTCCCCATTAAAGAATCTGGGAAGACGAACCAAAATAATTTTTATCTTCATAACTATTCCTTTCTTCTACGATTCTTGATATGTAATGCTAAAGCGCAAAACGACAACAATAGCACTAATAATTGTCCTGCTTCCATATTACTTTTCCTCCATTTGCCTAATCATCTATTATCTGGGAATCCTTTGAAATGTAATCTTGATCAATTCGGATATGGGCATCAAACATAATGCATCTTGCCAAGACAAGAAGGGTATGGTCGTTGCTTACACCAGAGAACATAGGGAATGATACGGTACACTTCTCGGTTTTGAGCGTAATCTTCTTGTTAGCTGTGTAGAGATCATTATCATCAGACGTGTAAGGCATAGACAAAACTCTATATGTGCCATCACTGCCATTTGACATAAGAGTGAATTTATATTTTTTCTCTGCATCATCTTCACTGATTGTAACATATACATCCTTCATATTGTAGAAACTGCCATCTCTTACCTCTAGCTCAAAGCTATTATCGTACTCAGAATCATCAAAATCTATATGAGACATCATATCTTCTGCCAATGTTGTGAGCAGGATGGTTCCATCACTCTCTTCTTTCAGGTGAGAGAATGCTCTTCGAATCTCCTGCGCAAAGCTTTCAACACATTTCTTGTTGACGATATTCTCTATCTCTGCAGACAAAGACTTGCTCAACATCTCTGAAAACTCAGGCAATTCGAGACGAGTGGATGGAGCGTTCTTCTCCAGGTATTCACGTAATTGCTTTCTGTAGGGTGAATCAAATCCACAATAGTAATCTTCGATTTCACGTAATGCTGCTCTCGTAGCAGCTTCTTGTGCAGCCTTCTGGATAATACTCTTATCAAGAACAGGCGCGGTGATTTTAATTTCTGTGTCCATAATTATTTGAATATTAAAATTTCTCTAAAATTAATGTCTATATATCCTCCAACAGAATGATTGCACCAACATAGCATCCACTTGTCTTCTTGTGATTTTGCTTTCCACATCTTACCAGGATATAGTCCTGTAGGTTGTGAGTGAGTGTAATCTAAAAGTCTATCTAATGTCTCTTGTTTCATTAAAACGAAATCTTTGTCTATGGCAAGAATCTCGCTTCTATCAGGTGCTTCCCAACCAATATGCTCTTTAGGCAACGGTGGAATCTGCTCTAAAACAGAATCATCTATTTCGTTGATACGAAAGCCATTGATTTTTACATCTGAATTAACCGTAACTATGAACAGACTCATAAAAGCATCTTTGACTTTTTCTTCGTCAAAGTTGTCTTTAACCGATACATTGCAATTTATTACTAAATTTCTCATTGTTTCTCAATTAACTTTACCATCTTCTTGCTTTCAGAAGCTCCATTTTTTTATGGTGCTTAATTGCATCTTGTAATTTCTTAATTTGGGATAGATACTTATCCACATTCATTATTTTTCTTTTCATACGCTACTTTTTTTTGACCAGCGATAGAATCGCTGGGAACGGTGGTGAACTGGGGGGATGAGGTTACTTGAACTTGATGACGAAAAATAAGCCTCCAACCCATTCTTTCGGGCACATCCCTTGTCTTGCTTTATCAATACTAATTTTCAACAAATTCTTTCTCTATTCGAGGAGAGGTGTTGCGGTAGCCATTGATGAAGAGGACGTGAGTGAACTTTTTCGTATTTAATGGATAACCCTTCTTTCTTTTCAGCCAAAAACAAATGGGTTCTTTGATTAACCTCCCAATCCAAAAATCCTTTAATTGGCGGTATTCCTCCGTCTTTTCGTCTGATACGATTTTGTCGAACCACTCCTTCTTGACGTGAATGGTAAGAATCTGGTCGTTCTCATGCTCCTTTAGGATTCTTTCTACTTCGTCTTCAGGAATATCATTTTCACAGCGATAGCCTTTTTCGATACCGTAGTTTACCAAGAGGCGTACTTCGTGATCAGTTAGTTCTCGATCTCCGAAATTGAAGAAGCCTTTCAAGTTGTAGCCGAAGGATTCTAACTTGATGAATCCTTTGAGGCATGTATGTACTTCGTGTATTGCCATTGTTCTAACTTTTAAGTTGTTTCCTCCTGATTATCTTGTTTCTGCTTCCAGCCTTGGCATGCTGGCTCCCAGTAGAAATGGTGGTCGAAGAAGCGAGAGCAGTTGCCCAGGCGCTTGGACTCTTTTCTGAGGGTGAAGAAACGGCAGTTCTTGCACTGCTTATTCTTGTTTCTTGTCATCAGCCACAGAAAGAGGACTGCTGTGGCGATGAGGAGCATCATAAAGATGATGAATGTGAGTTCTGATTTCATTGTTACTTTTTCTTTTGGGTGATTTTACTTAATAGCTTCTTGTTAGCCTCGGTGTCGGGATCTGAGTGATAGACCATGCTGACGGACTGCTTGGCTGACAGGGGGACGTGCTGCATGTAGTCGTTGACCTGCTGCATCACTTCTTCCAGGGAGCGGCAGAGGACGTATTTGTAGCCGGCTGCATCCCAGTATGCCTGGAACTCCTTCTGATGGGCTGACTGCTGGTTGGTGTGGCCGTACTTCAATTCTATGCCCAGGGCGTGATAGAAGACCTTGTGGGGGCTGAGATTTCCGATGTTCTCTTCTCGGAAAGATGGGAGAGCAAGGATGAGGTCGGGAACGCCCGGAACTACTCCTGCTGCTGCATTGATGGCTATCTTCTTGCCGGAGGATTCTGCCTCGTTCTTGGGATGGAAGAACAGATGCCAGAAGGCCGGGTACTGCAGACGGAACCATTTTACACATGCTATCTGCAATGCGCCCTCACGCTGTTTCTTGCGTGCAGGAGGGTTCTTCTCACTTTGTTGGTTACTGCCATTAAGAATGGCTTCTAAATCTTCTTTCTTCATAATCGTATGAATTTTAATTGTTCTGTTTACTTAATCGCTGAAGAGACTTTTGAGATAATTTTGTGTCTGATCATCCAAGTCTGCCAGTGATTGCTCTTCTTCTGCTACCGAAGGGTTCCAGACAATGCCCAGTTCTGCCAGCGTGCCATTTTCGTAGGCTTGCTTTAGCATTCTTGCCATGGAGCCGTTTGGATCCTTTGCAGCGTATTCTATGTAGCTGAGGTACTTTTGCCTGAGGGCTTCGGTTTCAGCCTTCTCCTTGGCTTGCTTTGCCTCTTCCTTCTTCTGCAGGCGTGCTTCTATCTCCTCGCTGGTTTCCTCATGCTGAGGCTGAGGAGTGGATGGTGGAGGAGGGCTAGGCTGCTTTGAAGTGGACTTCTTGGAGGCTGAGGCTTGGATGGTAGGGTTATCGAAGGTACCTTCCATCAGCTGCTCGTAGTTCTCGGGGTCGAAAATCCAATTGAAGGAGATATAGCATCCTCCATCCTTGCGCCCTGATAGCAGATCTGAGTCTAGAGCCTTGCGTAGCATCGGCTCGATGTCTTCGAAGGAGTAGTCTGAGATAAACTTAGCTACCATCTTCTTGCGGTCGGGTGTCATCTTGGATATAGGCTTAACCCCGGTACCAAGAAAGAGACGGTTAAAAAGTCGAAGGACTTCTGAGAATTGAGCATCCGCATCGTGCAACTTTTTTTCTTTTTCTTTTTTTTGTGTGGGGGTGGGTGCTCTCTTTTGCCTTCTTTCTTTTCTTTCTTTCTTTTCTTTGTTAGGGGGTTCGGGGGAAAGGCTTTCTTTTGTTTCTTTCGTTTCTTTCTTCCCTTTTCTCGCAAGTGTGCCCTTGTCTGTGCCCTTACTTGTGCCCTCATCTGTGCCCCTAATTGCTGCGGAATCTTCTGAATCTCCTTTATTTAAAGGGGTTTCGGGAGAGTTAATCTGTGCCCCTATCTGTGCCGTAGCTTGTGCCCTTTGCTGTGCCCCAGTTTTCTGCTGTGCCCTAGCTTGTGCCCTTTGTTGTGCCCCATCTGTGCCCTTGTCGGGTGGCTGACCCACCAAAACTATTTGGCTAGCAGATGTTTGCGGCTTTCTTTTCTGTGCCCTAGAGTGTGCCCCTATCTGTGCCCTATCCTGTGCCCTTACGTCATTTCGCCATGGTATGATGCAGTGGGAGAGGGGATGCGAACTGTTAATGTACACTATGGTTGAGGCTCTAGGCGAAGAACATTTTGTGATGATCTTGTCGGCAACCAGCGTATCTATGGCTACTCTGATGGTCTTCACCGTGGTGCGTAGCTGCAGGGCAAGATCGCGATAGGAGAGGGTTACAGCACCTGCCTCGTTGTGGACCGAGGAGAGGAGCAGGTGGATAAGCACCTGCACGACAACCGGGCGATGGAAGTATCTCCATTGCAGCAGTTCGGGAGTCAATATGTAGCCATCTGATTTCATTTACGTTATTTTATTTGGAATATATTACTTTACCTTTGTCTATTCTATATAGTTCTGCCTCAGTTAAATCTCAATCTAGTTAAAGTTACTCTACTTCTGCCGACTTCCAATCTGGATAACCACCTAAGTCTTTTTCCTGGCCGCAATTCATTTCTAGCCAGTCTTTCAGGCAATCCTTAACTACTTCTCTGTCTTCTGAATCATCATTTGATTCGATGACAACCGTAAACTTATGTTTCATAATGTATCTATTTATATCCTTTGCAGGATGGTTAATAAATCACAACACAATCATCAAATACTGATACACTATCAACATTCATGGGTTGCCCATTTTCTTGTGTACCATGAGAATATGGAAAGTTGACTTCCATAGTCTTATCCTCAATCTTTGATAATTCGTTAATCAATTCTTCTACTGTCATATTCTATCTATTTATGCCTGTAGGCGGTTAGTCAATCTATTCGCACGGAAGATGCTTTCTGTGTTGGACGTAGCACTTATGCTTAAGGCAGTACTTGCCGTTGATGCAGTTGCGGCCATCCTTGCATAGGATGCATTTCCGGAGTGCGTAGTTATTATTTGGTGATTCGCTCATAATAGTAGGTTACTATCTGGTGCTCGTTTGGCTTGGTGCCATTGTTGCGCAGGGTGAGCGTATCTACAATCTCATCGTATGTACTCTGAGACATTTGGGCTACCACGTTTTCATCGTGTATGCCCTGGGATAGCATCTTGATGCCGGTGAAGATGATGCAGCTCCACAGACTGATGCATAGAATCATTTTCAATTTCTTCATAATCGTTCAATTTTAAAAATTAGTGGACGGTCAGGGATTCGAACCCATCGTCTTCTCTGCTTAGTCCTTTTTCGCAGATGTATAAAAAACAATAGTAGTCAAGCATATCAATTGGATTTTTAATAATGGACATCGCCCCCAATGGGCAAAGACACTACCGTCCGTGTTGTAGGGTAAAGGATGCCTGGATGAAGATAAATTGCAAGAATCATAAAGAGATCGCCAGTCTTCGCATATTATCTGGTATATTCAGGCACCCTTGAACCTTAAAAAACTAAATAGAATCAGCTTGTCACTTACTCACGCAACCGACAGCATATTTTACAACAAAAATACGTTATATATATCAATTAATGTGTCCGGGTGAATGTTTCACGAAGTCCTGAACCTTGTTGGCACAAGCATCCAGCTCTGAGATACGGAGGTGGCATCTTGTTGGCTTGCCTTCCTCGTTGTATTTCCAGTGTTCCTTGACATATCCCATTTTTACCCATCGTTCTACGTTTCGCCTGCCGTAGGTGTTGAACGCCTTGGCCTGGCTCACGAAAGGCCGCTTTCCTACAGCCTTTCCCAGTTCCTCCTGCACCACGTTACGGATGGCAGACAGGAAGGTGTCGAAGGACATCATCTTATCCTCGAACTGAATTTGTACTACCTGGTTCATATCTTTTGTTATTTGATGCGGGTTACACTTATTGTTTTCTTCACTCTGTTGGTCTTGGTCTTGAACTTGCGTTCATAGATGAGTCCGAGATCTGTGCAGGTGGTTTTGACCGATTGCAATCTGTCGATGGGAAAATCTATGGATTCTCCTTCGGACAGATCTCTGATAACCGATCTGAGTGGAGTCTTGTTTTCTTTTGCCATATCTATACCTTATTTATATTAATACCTGTTCCATAAGGGAGTTGATGGACTCCTTGATGGTCTGATTGTCACTTTCCATATTCCTGACGCATCTTCCGGTGATGAGCTGGATGAGTACTTCCTTGATTTCTTCATCGGTCAAATCCGTGAATATGTTATTCTTGAATCTTTTCTTGTAATAGCTTTGTATCTCCTCCAAAGACATTTCGTCTAAAACATCTTCTGGTTCAACTTCTATACATACATCAACATCAGTCGTAACAGTCTTACTTATATACATTATTTGCCTCCTTTCTTGATAGTGAATCTTTCTTTGTTTCCATATTCAGTTTTGTAATGGGTGATACGTATTTATTTGAGCTTGTTGTAGAGATCCTCTGCATCACCAATGACACATCTTATTGATCTTTCCGAGTGATATATTTCAGCCAGGCAGAAGATCTTTCCTTCCCATTCTATCGTAGGGGAATCGTAGATCCAATCGAAAAAACTTTCAAACCTAGACCAATTGATATCTTCGTCAACCGTTCGCCAATTGCTTTTCTCAGGGTGCATAACCTTGAACAGTCTCTTTCTCAGTTCAAATCGCTTTGCAAGCTTTTCCTTATCATCTTCCTGCTGCTCTGTGTCATGTATGTATGAGCCATCCTTGATGCCGAGAACTTTTGTAGCGAAGCTCTTGACTTCTTCAAGGCTGAAATATCCTCCGGGTGGTGTACAGAGATAATGAATACGACCTTCTTTGAGGAAATGTCGAAGAGCTTCCAGTGATATGCGTAGAAGATCACTTACTTCCGTCTCAGTGAGTGGACGATTGCCATATTTAACTTCTATGGCTTTCCAGTCAGCATGAGTTATTTTCAGATTTTCCATCATTTTTCTCCTATTTTATTTGGCATTAATTTATTTATTTATTAACTTTGCAGCCGAAACTTTTGAAGTAATGGCTTTGTTTGGGTGAACCGCTATCACCATAAACACGTAAAAGCTAGAATTTAAGCCCCTTCCGCAACAAGGGGCTTTTTTGATGTATCGCAACGAACAGATAGCGGATGTGCGATATTCCATCGACCGAATGGTCGAGAACCTCAAACATTGTTTATTATGGATAAGGTTTCAAAAGTAAACAAGAAGAGAGTGATATTCCGTCATTACGCTCGTAAGAAGGACGGAACAGTTATTCGCCCACGTTTTGCCAGATGCCTGGTAATACCTGTTGACGATTAAGTCTCTTCTAGTTTCAGGGGAGGAGTTGCGGCCTTCCCTTTTTCTCTTTTATCCATCATCGGTTTTCACCGATTCCAGAAATATTTTCTTTCCTTCCATCATTTTTCTCCTATTTTATTTGGTGTTTATTTATTTATTTATTAACTTTACGGTGCAAAAGTACAATAAACTTTTTGAAAGTGTATAGTTTGGTGGGCATAATTAATACTTATTAACCCACTTTGTTGAACATTTAAAGGATTTTAATATGAATGTGCAAAGAATAGTGGACATCATAACGTCCAGCAAACTGAGCAAAATTGATATTGCTTCTAAGATGAAGGTTAGTCGAACCACGTTGGATAACCTCCTGAATGGTGCTGATGTGAAAGTTAGTACAGTTGAAAACCTTGCCGAAGTCCTTGGTGTAGATGTAGCTGAATTTTTTAGTTCAGAAAAGAAAGCGCCTTCTTTGGCCAATAAGAGTGTAGTAGATATGAATGAATTGGAACGAGAAGTAATAGCTCTAAGGGCAGAGAATAAGGTGCTGAGGGAGATTCAGGGTCTTTCGGCTAGAAGCCAGGTACATGTAGGATAATTAAAATGTGGTGAGTATGGAAGCTTTTTATATTTTGCTGTTAGTATTCGGTATTTTGGTTCTCTTTCTGTGTATAATTAATATTTTTGAAAGAAAAGGTAAAGAACCCGATCTTAATGATTTGAGTACTTGCAAGTCAACCTCTGATTTCACAAGATTCAGAAGAGTTAAAGAGCTTCAATATGATTTAGAACAATCAAATGTTAAAGTTAACCAGTTAACTGTAAAGGTGCAAAACCTTGAATTTATTAAATTGAAATGTGATGCAGATGCACTGATTTCACAGAATAAGATTAATGAATTGAAATGGTTGGTTGATTCTAAAGAACGGCAGCTGTCAGCTAAAGAAAAAGAAATCCAAACTCTCAATTTTGATTTATCTAATAAGAAAGCTGTTATCAATGGCTTGAACTTCGAGAAAAATGAATTGCAGGATTTGAATGCTAATCTAAATAAAGAGCTTGATGAAGCGGAATATGTTTATCGTGAACTATACGATAAGTATGAATGCGCCAAATCTGACATTACGAATCTGGAGCAGAAAGTAGATGATTTTGATCAGATGATTAATGCAAAGAATCCATTTGATTATGTTGCCCATCTTCGTGCTCATGCTTTGGAACATATAAAAGAATATGAAGATAAAAAAGTAGATGAACTTGCTGAACTCTTTAAATATCAGTACAAATTTGAGTACCTGCTTTCGATTTATCCTGAATTGAGAAAATTCAAGGATGATGATGCTTATATCAATTATATGCATGAAGAAGAAAAGCGGTGCAACATCAAAAATTGGTTATCTGATGAAGAATATTTTCAATTGTCAGAAGAAGGAAGAGAACAATTGGCAGTGGATCGTTACATTTCTGACAGTTCTAAATGGTCAGATTGGGAGAAAGGGCGTAATTATGAAATCTATTGCGCTTATATTCTCTATAATGAAGGTTATGACATCATCCAGGAAGGATTGAATAAGAAGCTTGAGGACAAAGGAAGAGATATTATAGCAATTCATCGTGAATCGGGAAAAGTGCTTATAGTACAATGTAAGAATTGGAAGAGCGAAGTTCGTGAAAATATTATATTTCAATTATTTGGTTCTTATGCTCAATGGCTATTTGAGAATGGTAGGAAACTCTATGATCCAGACGTGGCTCCCTGGATTTATGTAACAGGGTCTGTTTCACCGGTGGCACAAGATTGTGCTAAAATGTTAAAGATACAAATAAGGCATCTTCCTATGGGGCCGTTTCCTCCAATTAAGTGTAATGTGAATAAAAACACTGGGGAGAAGATTTATCATCTTCCATTCGATAGACACTATGACCTGGTGAAGATAAACGCCAAAGGCAAAGGATATAAGTTTGAAATTGCTGAGGCTATTCAAGAAGGTTTTAGGCATGTATAATCATTAATAAATGAATAAGATGAAAAGGTATTTTTGTTATTTTGCAAGTTCTGTAGTTGGCGGAATTTCTGCAATTATTACTTATAAGTAAGAGGAGGGTAATAAATGAACATACTTTTATATTTATTAATAGCAGCTATCGTTATAATAACAGGGATGTTAGTCCAGCGGTCATTGGAGAAGAAACAGTTGTTGACGAAATTAGATTCTCTTTCTATGACATTAGGACAATATATTTCTGCTACAGAGCAATTGCGCACATATATGAATGAGCACAATCTATGGCAAAAAGAAGATGTTCATTCATCTGATGTTGAAAGTCCCTTGCTAAAAAGATACATAGATTGGTATAAAAAAAATAATTATGATTCTGCAGACTATAGTAAAGATTCTACTATAGTACTCTTTATTGTATCATTTTTAATGTACCATTTTTGTGTTGTATTTGTTCTTTGTCCAAAGAACTATATAGAGTTTTGTGTTTACACTCTAATTTGTCTGTGTTTCTCTAGTTTTGTAACTTATGCGTTAGATTCTTCTGTTAAATCTCATTTAGGAGGAGAAAAAGAGAAAAATTTTTGGTATTGGGAATGTTTGGTAGGTTTATCCTTTTGGTTGAATCTATTATGTATATTTCCAGTTTTATTGGTAATTTATGCTAGTTTTAATAACAATATAAATATTTTCAGCGATGATTGAACTTTCAAATAATGACATAGATAGAAAGCTGAGGCTTTCAAAGAAGTTCTTTTGCTTTGGTCTAGTGACCTTCTGCATAGGTTTCTTGATGATTGGCTTTGCAATAGGTAGGTTGTCATCTTCTTCAAGTAGTGCTGAGGCTGATGCCTTCCAAACAGAGGTAACTTCAGGAGGCAAGGTATATGTTTCAGATAGCCCAGGTTCCAAGCGATACCATAAGGATAGAAATTGCCAGGCATTGAAGCGAAGTACAGGCCATATAACTGCTACTGATGAGGCTAATGCCATCAATCAGGGCAAAACATTATGTGGTTGGTGTGGTAAATAAAAAAATGAAATCAGATGAAAAGATTAAGAATTAATTTTCTATCACTCATATTTATTGGTGTGCTATGTTTCTTAAGTTCATGTAGCAAGGAGTCGCTGGATGGAGAATCTGGATCGGCTGCAGTGGTATGGGATAAAACTTCCTATAATGTGTGTTATGTTGAGGTGAGTTCTCCTTTAACTTCATGTCCTATTACTGACGAGTACTTTATTTTGGATTTTGCTTTAGAGGATTCTGAGAATCCCCAGAAGCAGCTTTCTTTTAGTTGTACGAACTATATCTATGGTGAGAAAGTTGATTTGACCACAAATAAATATTCTTCTCAAATACAATTTATAGATGGTCAAAAAACGTATAGGATTTATGGAGGCGACTCTAATGTTAAGGCTGGAAGCTATTATAAGCTGACTAGAAAGGGAAATCATATAGAGCTTACCATTGATCTGGTCTATTCAGGAAATCATGGCTATGAGCATACCTTAAAGGTAAGGTATGGTGGTGAACTTCCGGAGAACAGCAATTTCCCATCTGAGAACTGGCAAAATGAGCCTAGAACTAGGTATAATTATATACAAGATGGTGTATCTTATGTATATGAAACCTGGGCTGGTATTCACGTTGGAAAGGAAGTTACATCATTTAACTGTATTGCATTCGAGAAAGGCAATAGAGAAGCTACTTGGTCTCAATTTGACATAGAGGTTAAAAATTTAGAGTTAGGGAAGAAGACTGATCTTTCTAGCCGTGATAACTTCTGGTGGAGTTCTTTTGTTGATTTTGAGAATATTCTACCTGGAAGTTATATGTATGTGACTTTAGGTAAGTATGATTATGAGGTAACTATAGATTTGCTCTATAAAGATAGCAATGGAGAAAAACATCATCTTTTGATAGAGTATAATGTATGTAAGTAA